AACCCCCTTCACCCGTCACTGCCGCGCCAACAGACGTAATCAGGCGCTCACCGCCCTGATCGTTGGAAAAGCGGGACTTCGTGTTCTGGTCGGAGTTCAGGCTGAAGCGCTCACCCCACATGCTCTGATACCAAGGGCTCTCAATCAACCGGCGGCACTTAACGCTGTCGCGCAGCACAAGCTGGTTGGCATAGGACGCCATCAGGAACTGCACACCGGGCCCGGACGTGGCCGATCTGTCTGGCTGCGCCCATGTCCATGCGGGGAACGCAACAGACGTAATGGTCGATTTACCCATGCGCGGCGGGATGTTCACAATCAGCCGCTTGATGTCGCCATCAACCACCGCCTGCAAATGCTCAGCGACAGCCTCAATGGGCCATCCATCCTTCCATGTGCTGGCGTCGATGTACTTCCACGCATGCGTCAGGAAATAATACAGGCTTTCCTCGCAGTCAGCCCGGTCCAACTCCATCAATTGGCGTTGGATGTCGATCTTCGAAATGTCGAAGTCGATCATTCGGCATCTTTCGCGGTCTTGAGCGCAACAAAAGCTTTCATCAACGGCCCACTGCATTCAACGCATACATCATGCCAAGTCGTCACGCCCGCAGGTCCGCGACTAATTTGCTGCATCGCAGCACCGGGGTAAACGACTTGCGTCAGGCTGTTCATCTGCTTGCCGCAGATGTCGCAGGTGAGGGTCTGCTCAACTCTCAGCACGGCGCATCTCCAAGAACTGCTCCATAACGTCGGCGCAAGCCTCCTTGGCGTCCTCCCACTGATCTATGGTCAGGGTGGCCACCTCGTCACGCATGATGCTGATCAAGCTGCGCACATCCACACTCAACTCTGGGTCGAACTTCATCGCGACCCAATCATTCGGGTTCATCTTCTACTTCCTCATATTCGCCATCGATAGGCTGGTCTTGTGCCTGCGCGGTGGGTGCTGCCAGCCTCAGGGCGGAATTCAAAATATCCCTTAACGCCTCGCGCTGATCAGCATCTAGCAGCCTTGGGTCAACAGTCTGCGTCTGGTGGCTGATCTCCAAGGCCTTGCCGTCAGCGCCGGTCATCTCAAAGCGCTTGACCTCCTTGAAGTTCTCGCCACCCAAGCGGCTCAACAAATAAATCCCGGCCTGCACCGTCCCCTTATGCGCCGGGTCGCGGGCGATGTTGTACATGTTGGTCTTTACGTCATCCATCAAGACGCTCAGGCCAATGTCCAACTCCTCCTTGTAATGGTTCTTTAGGGCGGTGACGCTGATCCCCATCACTTTGGCAATATTCTCGCGGTTCATCCCAAGGCCAACGGCATGCATCACGCCCTTGCGGCTCTTCTCCGTCGGGATATGCTCATGTGAACCCTTCTTCCGCGCCCCCTTGTCCGGCAGCAATGCGCGGATGGGCGACACGGTATAGCGATTGTCGATGCCGTTCTTATCCCGGCCATCAACGTCCGTTGGCTCACCGTCCTGAATGATAAGGCTTTTGGATTTTGACGCCATCGATATGCTCACACAATTGAATATGCGCCTATCTAATACGGATCGGGCCATTGAGCAAGGATGCGGGTAATAGGGGCGGGTACTGGCCAGCCTGAGCCCCGGTTATCGCACCGAAGCATCCCGCCCCATTTCCAAAAAATACCCCCACCCCCTTTTATTTGTCAATGGGGGTGCCCCCTTTCGGGGATGAGCGCCTGTGCAAATAAAAAAACAGCCGGTCAGCTACCGGAGGGAAGGGTGTAGCTAACCGACTGTTACCAACCACGAAAGGAGCTACCAACGTGTGCCTGTTGTTTTACGGGTTTGTTCGCCAGTGTGCAAGAGGGTTCGCGCTGGTTCGTGTTGCGTGAGTGGGTATTGTGGTGTGGGCTATTGCGGGTTGGCTGCATGTAACCCCCCATGGTACCTAATTCCTACAGAAAAGGGGTGTACCCCCTACCAGCTTTCAACACGATTTCCTGACCTGACAAATAGCAGACTGTCCTTTGGACAGATGTCTGTTTGCTGATAGCAGACTGCCTTGCAGGCAGACGTGCTTGTGTGCAGCCTGCGGCTGCCGTGCGCGCAGCGCAGGCGCGCAAGCGCACCGACGCGCACGGGGCGCGACGGCGCACAGGCGGCGGGCGCGTGGGGCTCAGCCCCACATGCTGTCGGTGTCGATGATGCGGTCGCGCAGTTCAGTGCAGCGCGCAACGTCCTTGAGCAGGTCGGCGCTGGTCTGGTCCGCAGTGGCGCGGCGGGCGCGGCCCTTCAGGTCCTCCAGCAGGAACGTCAGGGCCGTGACGATGAGGGCGCTGTCCTTGCCGCTCATGGCTCCTGCCTCCAGCCATAGGACTTGATACGGCTGTTGGGGTTGTTGAGAAGCTGACGGGCGAACCAGTTATAGCGCCACAGCGCACGGCTCTTGGTCAGCCCGCTGTATTCGTCCCTGTCTCCATTCTGATAGGTGGCGTAGGCCTGATAGGTTGGGGCGCTCATGCCAGTGCGCCCTGCTGAACCCAAGCCAGATAGCTGGCCTGATGGCGGGCGGCGCGCTGGTCCCCGCCGTTGTACTCTTCAACGGTGAGCGACGTGACGTCGGTGTCGGCGTGTTCGAAGCGGTGCTTGTCGCAGTCGGCCAGCACGGCCTGAGCCCAAGTGTCGTAGGTTGCGACGATTGCGATTGCGATGCCGTGGCTGCGGGCGATTACGTTGTACATGTCGTTTGCTCCTTGTTGATGCATTATCAATAGGGCGGCGCGCCCTAATGGTCAAACACAATCGATACCAATGCGGGCGAGATGCCCTGCCATAATGGAACAGTCTCCTGTTTACAGACAGGGCAGCCCGCCCTAGAAGAGGACATCAACCAACGGCAAGGAGCCAACGACATGAGCATCATCCGCACCAAGTTCATTGAAGCCACCAACACCAAGGGTGCCCGCATCAAGGCGCGCCTGCACACCGAAAGCATCACGCTGTCATACGACTATGCGCTGGGCGGTGGCGACAACCACAAGCGCGCTGCGTTGGCACTGGCCATCAAGCTGAACCTCAAGGGCGACTGGAACCGCATTTGGGATCAGAGCCAGAGCGATGGCTTCACCTTCGTCTGCCTGAACGACATGCAGTCTGGCTTCACCGTCTAATTAACCCGCACAAGGAGCAACACACCATGACCTACCGCACAACCACCGTCGCAGACCTTTACCCAGAAGTTACAGACTATCGGCTCCTGCGCCTGTACGTCTACTCAGTGACCAACAACCCTGATGGCGCAGGCAAGGGCACGGACGCCCAGTCAATTGGGTTTGCTGAAAACTACACTCAAGCGGCTGACCTGTGGGACGCTGCGACCGCAGCAGCCCGCGCAATCTACGGCCCCAGCGGCAGTGATGAGATTGGCCTGTGCGTGATTGACGAAGCGGAGCAGGGCAATTGAGCGCCATCCTTGGCGCAGTCGCCACCCTCGCGTCGATCCTCCTGATCGCCCTTGCAGCCCACATCATCATCCAAACAGCCAAGGAGGCCCAATAGCATGAACATCTACAGCCACCTCGACGCGCTCGAATTATCGCTTTCCCATGAGCGTGAACGCTTGCGCCTCGCCCAGCACCCCGTGGAAATATCATACCGCGAGATTTGGGTGCGCCAGTACGAGCGCGAAATTGCCAGTGAGCGGGAATTCCTTGGGCTCCCACCAGAGGACGCGCCCATCACATTGGACGAAATGCTTGCAGAAATTGGAGAGGCGGCATGAATAAATACATTGTCACAGCGCATTATGCCACATGTCACGGGAACATGGCGTCATGCAGGCGCATTGTCGAAGCGCCAGACAGCGGGAAAGCCCTAGAAATCCTCGCCCTTCGGATAAAGGGGTGGAAAAGATATATGGGCAAGCTGAGCATGGATGCAGTCGGAATAAAATCACAATAACCCACGGCAAGCATTAAACAAAGCTTGCACAGTAGGGCAATATGCCCTATCGCAATCAGGCGGCAGCGAATTAAGCAACCGCACAAAACCGTAGCAAACCTTATTTTATTGGAGATATGACATGACAACAGTTTTCTCACGCGCCCACAACCTCTGCGACATCGACCAACTGGGCGAGATCAAGGCGCAGATCGCAGACCTCACAGCAGTAGCTGACAAGCTGAGCGCAGACATCAAAGCCCTTGGCGCAGGCAGCCACGATGGCGACCTGTTCACAGCAACCATCTCTGTCGTTGACGACCGCTTTTCGGCAGACCCCAAGGCTATCGAAGCCAAGCTTCGTGAACTGCTGGGCGAAAAGGCTTTCGCCTCATTCGCACAGGCAAACCAGAAGAAGACCTCTGGCTATACCGCCCTCAAGCTTGCAGCCCGCAAGTCGTAATCGAAAGGACCATTATCATGACCAAGGCCGTTATCCTGACCAATCATTTCGCAAAAATCCGCATCGACTATACCGATTACCTGATCGACATGTCCGACGTCCAAGCGCTTTTCAACATCATGAGCAGGGCCGTTAAGCTGTCCAACAAATATGACAGCAAATCAGGTGAGTATGTCACCTATCGGGATGGGAAGGCAGAAATGACCGCAAGCATAGCAAAGATCGAAGAGATTTACGCGCCTGCCTACGTCAAGCCTGAGGCTGAGTGAGGCCATGCATGCTGGCTTCATCCTTCTGATCGCCGCCTGCCTCATCTTTGCCCTTGGCATTGGTGAGACAGGTGGATCAGACAACGACTGGTGGGACTGACCATGACCAAAGACGAATATCGGGCAGCCTTGCAACGCATGGGGCTCCGTCAGGTTGACGTATCATGGATCACAGGCGTGACACACCGCCATGGCCGCAAATGGGCAAATGGCGACACCCCGATCCCCCAGTCCGTTTCCCTCCTGCTGACAGCCCTTGAGGAAGGCCGGAT